GTCATACCTCTTGAAAACCTATCTGCTTCAGCAAGAGGAGACTCGCCTTGCCTTGGTGAAACAGTTGCAGCACTTTTAGGCTTAGCTGTATTTCTTTGTGCCCTAGCCTTATCATCAGCATATGGATCCTGCGTACCAATATTATATTTTTTAATTAATTTATAAGCGGCTACATGCTGAGCATAAGTATCGGGAGAGGATATTATAGATTGAACTAGATCGGGTTCTATCTCTGCCAGTAGCTCCATATTGTCCCTAGTAACAACATTAAATATATCTGGATGGTTAGATCTAAGACGTGCCTCAACAGCTAACTTGTCGCGTTCTTGGCGTTCTTTTTGGAGTGCTTCATTGAGCGACTTAACCTTTTTATTAAGTAACTTAAAATGCTTACCCTCAGCAATATCATCATCTTTGAGTTCATAGTTTGCTGTGTCATCTTCTTCCGTCTCCTCTGCTTTTTCAACTTTTTTATTAGAACGTATCATGGATTCCATCTCAGCCATCTTACGTTCTAGTTCTCTATTCTGCTCCCTTAAGCGCCTGAAGTTCTCGCTATCTTTTTTAGGTGGAGATACTACCCCACTTGTGGGTGCTGGAGCCATTTCTTGTGTTTCTGATGCATCTGAAATTGGCACTTCTACTTGCTCTGGCGCTGTTTTTTCTTCAATGCGCTCATTGACTTCTTGTCCCTCAACTACTTCAGTTTCTGGCACTAGTCCCTCTGTTTGCTTATTTAAAGCTTCCCATTCCGCTCTCATGGCTGATTGACTACTCATACTACTCCTCTACTCTTCTACTCTTACTACTGGATTAACTTGATTCTCCACTTCTCCATTTAATTTTTTAGCTAACTTATCTAATGAGCCGTCATAAAACTTAAAGACTAGCTCAAGCAAACTACGTTCATCTTCCGGTATCTCAGCAGCATGATCCAAGAAATAACTTGAAGTCTTGGGATCTGGTAAGACCCAGAGAAAATCTAAAGTCTCTTTAAGATATGAATAATGATAGACAGCTTGATCATAATCAGGCGTAGGACATGAAGCCCTAGTAAAAAAATAATGACGGATGACATTAGTCATGAGTCTTTCGCGCTTGGTTAATACAACTACATAAAAATCTTGATTTGGATGCTCAGATTTGCCCTTAACAGTAGCCTCGATCAGATTAGGCATATATCCCTTGAGCTGCTCTTTGCCTTGCTCGGCTACTGTATGTCCCCCTGGATCCTTTTGCGCTAGCTCAGATGAAATTTGGCCCACAGACTTGTCTGTAGCATTAGGCCTCTTAGATATTTTGGGACGATTATGTCCATCCTTGATTCTACTCATCTCTCTCCTCTCCACTCTCTATTTAACTAGGGCTTACTAGGACGTAAAAAGGCGTCCTAGTAAGTTTAGAATCTAGAAATAATTCTGTGGAATTACTCTCTTTATATCTACAAGTTCATCGACTCCTGATTTATCTAAATTGGATGGCATATAAGTATACTTACTAGCCTTATTCATATTCTCAGGTGTGCCTAGGATCTTATAAGCGATCTTCTTGAACTTATCATTAACTCTAGGTGCTGCTGGCATAATTGCACCTATATCTTGCGTGGATTCATTATGCTTTTCATCTTAGAACTATCTTCGCTGAGTTGTTTATCAACTACACCAAGGCCATATGAAGGATAATTTGCAGGAAGAGCCATTCCTTCAGAGCTATAATCCTTCATTATTACTTCTTGTGGAAGATTGGCTCTTGCTGACTTGTTGTCAGAAATCATACCACTTGAACTATCTTGATATCTTGCCATTGCTACTCTCCTTAGAAACTACAGTCCGACATATTTATGACACACTTATGACAAACTTATGACATATTAGTGACACTGCCGCTGCAAGGTTATACTCGTATCTTTAACCGCTAACTATTTCTTCTTAATCTTCTTCACTTTTTTAATCAACTTCTTCATGGCTGCATCATGCCGCTTCTCATGTTTCATCTCTTCTGCCTCTTCTACGCGATCATGTCGTTTCTCTTCTTTTTTATATTTTTAGGTAGTTTTATCTTCATTATTTATTCCTCTCAAACAATTCTGTATTTTTACTATACTTCCTGTATAACGGTATAAATTCTTCACCAGTTAATCTGCAGTCTTCTGCTCTTAGCAGTTCTAATTCGTGAAATAATAATTCAACCATTCTTTGCATTCTTTCATCTATTATCGCGGGATATCTTGGAAATTCCGGATTAGCGCCACCCCTAGAAAGAAACTTATCAATAACCGTCCAGCAAAACCAACAACTTTCTAAGTCGTAGATCTTTTTATTTTCAAATCCAAGCTCATTGACTAAAATCTTATACCTTCTAGACCCCTCCTTAAAAGTTTCTCCGCATCGATAACACTTCATCATTTCCCTTTCACTGGTTTAGACACTTGCACCCGTGGGTGTTGCGTCTTAGGCTTCGTAGCCTTACGTGGTTGTTTAACATGGGTTTTAGTATTTGATTGTTGTTTTAGGATGGTAGCACCTTTAAGTGCGGATGCACCGGCCTCCACACCTGTGTGCTCCTGGGCCTTGATTATGTGCATTAGGCTTATAGCTTTTTCTACGTGCTCAAGATCGGCTGAGTCTATCTCCTTAAGTGCCTTAACCATATTGAGCATAGCCAGATTCTCGTCGGAGACTGCTTTAGCTCTACGCTCTTCAGCAAGAGCCTTATTCTCGTCAATGCGAGACATACGCTCATAGCCAAGTCCTGTATCAGCCTTAGCTCTAGCTTGTGCCAATTCTGTACGTGCCATCTGCTCTTGTACTGCTGCTTGGATCTGCATCTCTTGAGACTTAGCTTGCTGCTCTTGGTTAGATTTAACTGCATCAATAAGTTGTTTCTTATTCTGGACAGTCATAGCCTCAAGTATAGTCTCATCTGGTATTGCTATGCCAGCTTCCTTAAGCTGTAAGAGCTGAGCGAACTGCATCTGGCGTTGAGTTGTAGTATTAAGTCCTTCTTCTACAGCAGCATCATAGATTCCAAATGCTTTATTGTAGAATTGAGGCATAGGCTCTTGTTCTACTATACGTTTAACTTTACCTGGTGTGAAATTAGTTTGGATTAATTTTAATCTTAGGCGCCCTAGCATCTTCTGAGCGTAGTCTAGGTTATCGAACACACCCTGAAGAGTTGTAAGTCCAGCACCTTGGCGCAACATTGCCAGTATTCCTACCTTCTCATCTACTGCTGAGCCTAACAATTCACTATTCACACCAGATATATCTTCTATCTCTCGCCCTAAACTCTCAGACACCTGCAAGGTCGTAGGAGGAATAGCTGGACTCTGAATCTGCATAATATCAGTGGCTATATTACCCTCAGCCTTAATACCAATCCCTTTACCCTGACCTGTCATATGAATATCACTAGGATCAATAAGGGAATCTGGCTTAAAGATAAAGCCTGAGTTGAGCTGACTCTCTAATATATCGAGTTCTATAATTTTTCTTCTATTGTAAAGATATTGAGAATCTCTTAGGCCGCGTACGATTCCTTGAATTCTTAGTGGATAATATGGCACTTGAGGATTGTAGTAAGCTACTACTGGCACAAAGGGATAATCATCCACTCCTGATACATTAGGTCCATCAAAGACAACGCGGCCCTGAACAATAATCGTTAATCTTACCGTTGGTATATCATTCTGAGTCATAATGACTGAAGGATAAGCCTGCAAGAAAGCCTTTAAAGCTTCAGGATCTTTGTTACTCCACTCCCTGGTCTCTCCAGTTTGAGTGTCTACAAGTAAGTCCTGTTTACGATATGCTCTATAATAAAATTCATCATAAGTGAGTAGATTTTTATTATCATATGCAAAGGCTTCAGGCATAAACTGAAATTTTTCATCGTGTCTACCAGCTGATGTCATATTCTGGAACTCAGATACAAAATCAGGCAAGAGACAGTAAATAGATGCCTTGGTAAGATACGATCGTCTCATGATACCAGTACAATCACTTAAATCCCGCTTCCTAAAGAAGGGATCTATAACAAATGAGTTATAAGGGCAGTTATCTACCTTAATATCTCCATTAACTGGATCCTTACGATAATCCATATAAACATGCAATAGATTCATACCAGTTATTAGAGCACCATGGAAAGAATCAGAAATGGTCTCACCAACGCCTTCCTGTTGGTCGTTCCACATCAAAATCTTGGAATACTGATCAGACGTCTCTTCATCTCCGTTCTCTACAGGAGTGCAGATAGTAGATTTTCTATTGCGACGCTGGTATCCAGAGACCATGTTAACTATTCGCCTAATGCGATTAAAGTTAAACATCTTACGCCTAGATAATGGCACATTCCCATAGAATGATTCCCAGACCGTCTGGTCTCCACACTCAAACCTGATATCAGTATCCGCTTCTCCCCAGTAAGTATTAATATATGGTTGACTAGATAGATAGAAATCTTCGACACGACGAGCTAATTGTTTTTCATTAGCCTCATTTAGATCCATTCCTGGACCTTGATACAATGCCATTACTACTCTCCAAAATATCCAGAGTATCTAAGATACAAGTATCTTAGATGCAAGTATCTTAGATACAAGTATCTTAGATACAAGTATCTTAGATCAGGATATTATTATGCCCCACATACATGTCCTTTTAACATGTATGTGGGGATGAGTTCTTACTACTACTCTCACTCTTATCTTTTATACGACGGGAGCCGTAACTCCATTATAAACATCTTGGCATAATTCTATTACCCAATCAACAATATGCATATATCCGGGTAAAAATTTAGCTAAAATACTGTGAGCTATGTGTGCAACTGGTCTCAAAATGTCGATAATATCATCCAAAAACTCATTGTGCTCTTTTATTCTCTTATCAAGGTCTGCTGCCTTAACTAACAAGGAAGCTGCTGTCTTATTGTGCCTAGCCAATGATTTAATAGCACCTACTACCATATTGCTTACAACATCTGTTATTTGTGATTCAATTAAATTGTCCATTATGCAGCTCCTTCTTCAGTAACTACCGCAATTACTTTAGATGCTGTCTTATCTTCTAATACAAGTTTCTCCACAAAGTCAATAATATAGGCATACTCAGGATGTTCTTTCTCTATAAAATCTCGTACAGCATCAATCTCTGGATATATAATATAGCAAAGATTTAATAATTTCTTATGAAAACTTTTAGAATCAACATTTTTATTATAATTGCCAGATTTGAATAATTGCGCAGCCTTCATATTGTGCTTAGCAATCTTCTCCACCGTAGCCAGGGCCATAGCCTTGGCTATCTTTTTCATATCATTCATACTACTCTCCTATTTCTTTAAAACACTTGTGTTTAAAACGGTAAATCGTCTACTGTCACAGACTTGTCTGTCACAGACTTGTCTGTCACAGACTTGTCTGGTATAGACTTGTCTGGTATAGACTTGTCTATCTCATTCGTAGGCATGGCTGTTTTCTTCTCCATAGCTTCTAACAATACAATCTTATCACAAGCTATGACATGCTTACTCTTCTCTACACCATCCTTTATCCACTTAGCCTGCTTTAACCTACCCTCAACAAGAACCAGATGACCCTTCTTTAAATACTTCATAGCAATATCTGCATTAGTGCGCCATGTCTCAATATCTACGAAGCATACTTCTTCCACGTCTTTGCCTTCCTTGTCCTTCCACCTAGCATTATAAGCAAGCGTGAACCGACAGGCCATATCTTTACCCACCAATTTACCCATTGGATCACTTGTCAAATGACCCGCAAAGATAATTCTGTTATAACTAGCCATACTATTCTCCTTTATTTAATAGATTAACATAACTTTATTTATCAGATACAGATATATGAAGGGACTTCCGGGATTTCCATCCAATGTGAGAATTCATCTACTTTACGGAGACAATTTGGATGTTTTTCATTATAAAAATCTCCAATAACTATAAAATATCTTCTGTCATGCTTCAAGTATCCATGATAAACACCTACATCGTATCCACCCATTGGCATACATTTATAAAACAAAACATCTTTACCCATTTCAGGCATCTTATCTTTTATCTTTATCCAATCCATTTGATTCTCCTTTCCTCTCTTTTATCGCTCTCTCTTCACTCCAACCCTGCCTCCTACGTCCACCTTTCCTATGGAATTCAAAACATGGATGCTCTGTGCCTAATTCGTAGTATCTACCACATAAATAACACATCTTATATCCATCAAGATTAGGATTGAGTATCTCTGCCTGCTTCTCTTCCATTCTTTGCTTAATAATTGATTCCTTCATCACTACTCTCCTAGAATTCTAAGACACTTGTGTCTAATCCATTACTTCTCTGTATTTCTTGCCGTTAAGCGTAATCTCGTCTGGCGCATACATCTCTTGAGTCTTAGACTCGAGAGTCATGTCGACGATACTTGCACCCACGGGTGTTGTCTCCTTGAGACTTGTCTCCTTGAGACTTGTCTCCTTGAGACTTGTCTCCTTGACACGCGTGTCCTTGAGTTTTGCTTCTATATCGTAGATCCTATTTCTTGGTACATCGTAATATTTAGATAATCTATATGGAGAGTGACCCAACCCAAGCTTCTCTTCAATTTCTTGCCTTAATTCATCTGATGTTGGCGGATATTTCTTTCTATGGATGCCCTTTAAACGATTACCAACTCTATTAAACCCCAAACGTCTATGCGTATTGCCCGTAAGGTCGCTATGATGCCTCTCAAGAGTCAACTTATCCGACAGAAAATAAGTAACTAATTCTTCAGATAAATTTAATTTTTTAGCTATCTCACCAAACCCCAGATAATTCGCTCTTAGGATTATACATTCACATGCTGTATCAATATCCATGATGTAATCCTTATGATCTCGCTCCTTAAGCTGCTTTAGAGTATGATGTACCTTTCCTCTTAATCCACAAAGAGGGGTACAACATTTACGTATCTCATTCGTATTCTCTTTAACTTTCCATATAAAATGCTTAGCGCACTTATCCCATGAGCACACAATTGGATATTCTTCGCCTACTTTATACTTAAACACTTGTGTCATAATCTCCCCTAAAAAACATTAATACTTACTCAATGCATCAGCAAACACAGGGTGAACATTCTGCGTCCTGCCATACACTGTCTCCTCATACGATTTTCTTAAGTCGGCTGCACTATACCCATCCTGAGTACGTGGCAGCGCTAAATTCAAATACCTGTATGCGTCACAATTTGACACCAGATAGCCATTAGCATAGTAACAATGGTCTAATTCAACCGTTAGATCATAAACCTCTTTTGGCTCTTCGCATCGCTTCACACATACACTTTTTACTACATGTCTTCGTAGCAGTGTATTTATCACGACTGAATAAAGCTTTACATATACAGCAATAACGATCAACAAAGTCCCTCTTAAGCTTCTTCCTATTCTTCGTCTTACAAGCGTTAGAGCAAAACTTTGACCACCTATGCCCACCTGAGAATTCTTTTCCACAACTTTCACATGTTTTGATATATTTTGTTCCCTTAAGTACTGGGAGGCTGCTTGCGGCATGCTTTTTATGCCATGCATTTCCTTCTGGGCTACCATGCCATTCGGCTGCTTTTGCACTAAATGAATAAAGCATATCTTTACATGCCTGAGACTGCGCCCAAGAACCCTCTTTAAGCATATGCATGCTCTGATGCTCGGATCTATTAAGACATTCAAGGTTCTCGATTGCATTATTTTTTCTATCTTCATCCTTATGGTGGATGTGACAACCCTCTGGTATAGTTCCGTAATGATGCTGCCACACTGCTCGTTGGAGCGTAGCAAATCTTTTGCGCCTACCCTTATAATAAAATCCATCCCAGCTAAAACAGAACCCATTAAACAAGACCCGCATCTCATCCTCAGAGACAAAATAGTCGTCTTGAATCCTTCTGTATCTAACCCCTTTGATAACGATCCAATTAGTTTTTTCCATACATAATTCCTCAGTTTGCCATACTTTTCCAATACGCTAGTATATCGCAAAGCATCGGATTCTTCCAGACCGTTCTGTGTAAATATTTCATGATCGGATGTGCACTCAAAATCGCCACTTCCAGTCTCTATGAGAAGTGTAGAATTAGTTAACTTCTTATGAACAGCTAATACCTTTCTCTTACCAAGCGGTGTTAAAACATAGTCGCCAACCTGAATATCCTTAATAGGAGTCTGTCCACCTGGAGTTCTAATTAAAGTTTCACCAATAAAGCAATAATGAGATGAATCATCGTGCAAAGCGCCCTCCCTATAGACCTTATGCTTGTCATCCCATTGCCTCCTGTAAGACTCTAAAGCTTTAATTAAGTTTGAACAGTTACGTTCGTCTATCCATACCTTGGGGAAATTAACCCTGCAAAGCTCAATTCCATCCTCTATTGGAAGGTTGGGTAGTACCTTGAAGTCTATACCCATACGACGAGCTAGCTCTAACCTAGAAAGTCCAGTTGATAACTCCCTAACTTTAATATCATGCGGAGCAAAATGACCACCCCAGTTATAGGGCTTCTCCCTCAAAAGCTTTGCGTAAGTATCCAGACCCTTATCACAACCCTCTATCATATCTATAATGCGCACTACCGTACCTACTTGCTGCCACATTATAATTATGGTCTTATCATGTACCCCTAAATCCCATGCGCTCCAGACCTTAAATTGTGGCTCCCACGGTACTATACCTATCTGCCCATTTAATCTCATTTTGTCTATGTATTTACAATAATAAGAACCCTCAACACCTGCTGTATACGAGACAAAATATTCCTGATCTATTAAATCCTGACTCATCGTCAAACGTTCTTTGTTTATCTCCTCCATTGAGATAACTCCAGTGTCGTTAATAGTCTTCACACTACAGAACCAATCAGACGAATTCTTAGCCACCTCATGCATCTCATATGCATGGTTGCGTCCACGTGGAGTAGTAACAAATATTGCCCATCCATCGTTGTAAAGTAAGGCAGGACGAATAAATTGATAAGCTGATGGCTCTGCCAAAGCCCATTCACTAAATACCACTCCTTGGGGGTTAGTTCCAACAAGGGATTGTTGAGCTGTGTCTGAGCCTACTAACTGGATCAATGAGCCATTCACTAATGTTATCTTCATCTCCTGACCGTTCTTATTAGCTATTAGCTCAGGAGGAATGAAATCAAGAAACTTCATGCCTGAAGAAAGAATGCCGTCCCAGATAACCTTACGTGCATGGCTATATGTTGGCAAACAGTAGAAATATACCCCTGCTTTTTTACGTATAGCTGCGCGTATCATGACATTAAAAGCAACAACATCCTTGCCTGATCGCCGATGCCATAAAAGGAATAACTTCTTATATCCCGCATTCTCTAAGGCATCAAGCACAGGCAGCTGATAATCACGTGGTATAAATTTACGCAGATGTAGTTGCGTTGTTAAGGTCTCTATCATTACTTACTCTTCTTTCCGCCTGTTCATATTTTTTATTTAGAGATTTTTCAAATACTCCCAGCTTGTCTTTTTTGGCAGCACTCAAAAGCTTTTGTAGATCTAACCGTAACACTTCTGCAATTTTGCATATAAGTGCAGGGCTTGGAATTTCGCCATGAACTTCAATTTTTGTTATATAAGCTGGAGATAAATCACCCCCAAGTTGTATTATAAATTCTTTTACATCCCATCCCCTAGCCCTTCTGGTTTGCTTTATAAGCTCTCCAAATGGCATATTCATAAACATATCCCCTCGACTAAGCAATCACAACTTTTTAAATCTACCATTTAAAAATCTATCTATAAACCAGGTCTATGGAATTGATTTGCCCATCAATTAAATTATTCAGAAACGGCACCATGCAACTATCTAATTGCGGAGCAACCCATACCCATTCTTTGCCATCATGAAGCGCTATATTTATCATTTCCCCAGTTTTCTTGTTTAGTAAAGTCATAGAGTGATAGCGGCTTAGCACCTCTGCATTCCTTCTTCTATCCATTTCGCTTGCTACTGGGGATAGTGCATTTTTAATTATTACTAATTGTTTTCCGTGGTTTTCACAAATCCTAGCTAGTATCTCAACCTGATCAGTGATACTTCTATTTAGCCTTTCCATCTTATCTATCTTTAACTCCAGCAAAGCCATTTTCCCTTCCATATTTCTTATATCATTCATCTACTTGCCTCATCCCTCTTAAAATCCTCTATAATCTTATTCCTTACCTCTTCTGTTGATGGCGTAGGCGCTAACATATCAGTAATAATAGCCTTGAAATCTGTACCTGATGCAGCTGCCTGCTTGAGTTTGGCAGATTCTCTAGTCTCCATTTCCTGCTTCCAGATAGGAGAATACTGCCTCATCGTAAACATTCCAACTTGAGGATTCCAGACATTCTCCAGGATATTTCTTTCCCTAATATCTGCTAGAGCTTGCCTTGCAAAAGCTGTTGCCTGACGTAGTATCTCAAACTGAGCAGATAATCGTTCAAAGTCACGGAAGTAAATGCCTTTTTCCCGCAAGAATTCAGTAACACTAAACGGCTCTTTGCCTCTCTCACGCGGCTGGTTAATCCATTCCATTAACTCCTTAGCCACCCTATCAGCCCAATTAGCATTAACTATCTTTCTATGGAAAGTACAAGTATCTAAATAAGAATCCAGCTCTGAGGTAATAGCGCCCCCTTTTTGTAGATTTTTTTCTATCGCCACTAACTCTTCTTTAACATCAAGAGGTAAGCCCTGCTTCAATCTCTCTACGGTAACAGCATCAACTGCCTTATCACGTGCAGGCCACTGACCATTGGCATCAGGCTTGACAAAAACTGGCCGCTTTACTGCTATTTTCTTGCGGCCTACATTTTTATATCTTTGTGTCTTTG